GGGGGAAGTTACTAATATGGCAAATACACTTAGAATTAAAAGAAGAACATCTGGGCCGTCTGGAGCCCCAACCACATTAGAAAACGCTGAGCTGGCCTACAATGAGGTCTCAGACATACTCTACTACGGCAAGGGTACTGGTGGCACAGGTGGTTCAGCAACCACCTCAGAGGTTATCGGGGGCATTGGTGCTTTCCTTTCACTTTCTGGGACACAAACTGTAACTGGCGATAAAACTTTCTCTGGCACCACTGCTGGCATTACAAAAACAATGGTCGGTCTCGGCTCGGTTGATAATACAACTGATGCTGGCAAGCCCGTCTCCACTGCGGGTCAGACTGCGCTCGATTTGAAGTCCAATGTTGCATCCCCAGCCTTTACGGGAGTCCCTTCCGCCCCAACCGCATCCGCGTTGACTTCTACGACTCAGCTTGCGACCACGGCGTTTGTTACAAGCGCTGTTGCCAATGTTACATTAACAGGAACGACAAATCAAATTGTTGTAACTGGTACGGTTCTTAGTCTTGCAACCGATGTTACAATTCCAAATAACCTAGTTGTCACTGGTGATTTAACCGTTCAGGGCAATACGGTAACTCTTAATACCGCGACTTTGATAGTGGAAGACAAAAATATTGTTCTTGCAAATGTCGCAACCCCGACAGATATAACAGCAAATGATGCTGGTATAACTATTCTTGGTGCAACTAACAAAACATTTAATTGGTTGAGTGCGGCTTCAGCATGGACATCATCTGAAAACATTGATATCGCAACTGGGAAAGTTTTAAAAATTGCTGGAGCGTCAGTTTTATCAGGCACGACGCTAGGTTCTGGTATTATCTACTCAAGTTTAACAACGGTTGGTACTATTACCAGTGGTGTATGGAGTGGGACTATCGATGGCGTAACAGTTGATGGTGGGACTTTTTAATTAGGAGAATCCAATGGCTAATGTTATAAAGTTAAAAAATTCTTCAACAGCCAGCACCAAGCCCTCGGCTTTAGAATTTGGGGAATTGGCTATTAACTATAGAGATGGCGTTATCTTTTATAAAGACCCCGACAACAATATTATTAATATGGCTCTAAAAGATTTAGAAGTTGCTGCTGCAATGCAGGCAATTTAAGGCTCAGAACTCTACTTCTGATATAATTGACTATGGATGATGTCAAAATAGAAAACAGCAAAACACTAACACTAACGCTTCCCAGCGACCCCACATCCAACGCTGTGTCTGTAAGCCTTTATCACGAGTTCGGAGACCTTGTAAGCGGCCCAACTTCAGCAACGAGGTCAAGTCTTGGCATTTATACAATCACATATGGACAAGCGGCTTCTGGGATCTATGTTTTAAACGCTGGCGGGAAGTATCGAGCAGATTTTACTTATACCGTAAGCACCGTCTCTTACACCCAGAGTCAATATATCAATGTTTATACCCCTTACATAACATCGGTAGATTTCTTTAATGACCACCCCGAACTTGAAGATGATTGGAGCGATAAATTTGATAAAGTTGAAAAGAAAATACGAAATATCATTAACACCTTTTGTGGTCAATCATTCGATTATTACCCAAATAAGTCAATAGAACTTTCTGGCACTGGCAGGAAAATTCTGCATTTACCACACCCAATTGTGAAATTAACAACTGTGGTTCTTGATTCAGGCAAGGACAGCGAAGAAACTATTCACGATTCTACTGACACAACATTAGATGACAACATAGAGAAAAGCAAAGAAGTACACAATTTCAATAGTTCTTATTATATAAAGTATACAGGTCGATTCAATACTGTTAGCAGTTACAAAATTAGCGGGGATTTTGGATGGCAGTATGTCCCTAATAACATTGAGCAAGCAGCCGATTTGCTGATTGAAGATTTAATGAATGACGACTCTGAGTTTAGAAGGCATGGGATTAAGCAAGTCGAAATGGACACAACAAAATATTATACAAAAGATTCTTTCTATGAATCAACTGGTAATATTGATGCAGATGTTCTTTTAATGGACTACACCCTCTTTGTAATGGATTATGTGGTCTAATGTCAAATGGAACTTACGCAAGATTCCCGCACGCAGCGGATGTTTATACTAAGACAACAACCGCAAACGCAGCGGGGCAAAGAGCAACAACATATTCTTTATCTGGGAATGTAAAAGTTTTACTATTTTCAAACCTATCAGCAGATCGAAGATTGCTCCCCTATGTTGAGAACATTAATGAAATACAGTTCTATATTTCTTATAAAGATGCATCATATGTCGAATATTCAAACAGGGTAAAGAATTTTGTCGATAGATACGGCAATGTTGTTGAAGCAGGGCCCTTTGAGATTATAAATATCAATAAGCAAACTGGTCTAAATGGCAAAGTAAGACAGCTTTCAGTAACTTGCAAAAGGATAATCGAAAATGCTTAGAATATCAATTAACAAAAGTGCCCTTCTGCAAACAGAAGTTGCTGCACTGTATATGGGAACTTTACCGAACAGGGTTCAGGCCGCTCAGTTTAATGCAATGTTGAGGTCTAAAGAACAAATGAAGGCAAGAATTTCAGTAGTTGCTAAGGCGGCAAGGTATTTGCAATATAAAATAATTGGAAGTGGTTCTACTGGAATTAAAATGAGCATATCGCCATACCCCAAAAATTTTACTAGAAAAGACGGCGGCAATATTCAAATAGCATCATCCATTGTCCTAACTGGCAAGAAGGGTGGTGGATTTATTTATCCGAAAAAGGGGACTACTTTAAAATTACGAAGTCCCAGTGTTACGAGCGGATACCCAAAATTTGCAAAGCGTGTAAGAAAAGTAAGAATTGACTCTAAGCGGAAAGAAGTTGAGGAAATTGCTAAAGCAATTTTGATAGAAGAAATCAAAAATGCTTTTAGCCAACAGGGGTTCGGGGTAAGAGGCGGCGTTAAATCAGATTCTACTGATATTGTGAGGGCGGGATAATGCCAATTAGTGTATATGACATAAACACATATTTAAAAGCCGACTCAAGCCTGGAAACTATTGCGGGGAAAATTATGAACTTCTTCCCTGTTATTGGGTATGGGACAGAAACTGCCCCATTTGTAATTTACTTTTACAACCCCCATATCCCATCAGCCGAGTCTTATTGGCATAGATATGACGCAATAAGATATTGTGTTTATGACAGCGATGTTGATAGGTTGTTCCAAATTTGCGAAAGAATAATTACCCTTTTAGGGCATGCCGACCAGATACAGGGGCTTGTTGCCAGTTCTACAATCAGGGTGCTTTCATCTTCGCTTGTAGGGACATCTCTCTCTGAGCCAATGGAAAAAGAGGGTTGGTATCAAATGGACCTCGATTTCTCGCTATTCTCAGTAAGTCTATAATTTTTTTGTGGTATCATAAGATATGGTCTATAATGTAATTACATACATCGGCAAAACACCAAGTTTTGCCGTTAAATTAGAAAAAAAGGTTTACGAGTTTGAATGGCAAAAAGGTCGAGGAATCGGCAGCCGCTCGGATGAGATAAAAGTAGATCACGCTATGAAGATTTCTAAATGGCGAGATCGCAAGGGCAAAAAAATATTTGTCCTTGAATAAATAGGAGGATAGTAAAATGGCAGTAACAACTTCCAATATCGTGGTCGGTGAAGCGACCGTTAAGACAGGCACATCAGATACATCAATGACGAATGAAGACTTTGATACCCTCACAGATGTCGGCGCAACAACAGGTGGCGTTGAGATTTCGTGGGAGCCAGACATGGTTGACATCGAGATTGACCAATATGGCGATGCCGCAAAAGTAATTCAGTCAAAAGTTAAGGTAATTGTTAAGACAACGCTCTCAGAAGCAACTCTGAATAACTTGGCTTTGGCATGGAGCTATGACAATGCTGATAATGGTGCTGACATCAAAATGAACACAACAGCCGCTAATACAAGAACAATGCTGTTTGGTTCGCAGAGCGTGTACCCATTCGAGTACTCGCTCCAAGTTACTGGTAATGCCCCTGGCTCAAACGCCTCGGTAACAAAAAGCCGTAAATTCAACACAAAGAGAGCAGTGTCGTTTACGACATCAATGATTGCGATGAAAAGATCAGAGGCCACAACCTTTGAGGTTTCATTTAGAATTTTGCCAGTAACTGGTGATACTGGTTACGAGTACGGCAAGATTATTGACCAAATCTAATTAAAGAATAATTCGCAATAAGTTAGACCTCCCAGGGTTGTGTATGATATACTCAATCTTGGGAGTTTTAATATCCCCATGATTATAAAACAGGATGGTAGAAAATGGCAAATAATGCCGATATGTTCAAAGGAACCGCAATAACATTTGGTGATGGCAAAGTAAGAACGGTCAAAGCTCTTACGATTAAGCATCTTCGTGAATTTATGAAAGTTGCCAATGAAATGAAAGCAAATGATGAAACTGGCATGACGGATGATGACATCGACAAGATGGTTGCCGCCGCGTCCATTGCCTTGAGAAAGGCAGACCCAGAACTTGCTGCTGATCTAGGCGCTCTAGAAGATATTCTCGACCTGAGAACATTTGCTGAAGTTATGGCTGCAGCAATGGGTAACGACCCAAACCCGCAGTAGGGGATGGAGAGAGTGACGAGCCTCCGCTAGTTTGGGATGATATCCCCCTTCTGAAATATGAAGCAGAAATATTTGTGCAAACTGGGGCTTGGAAAAGCCTTGAGGAATTAGAAGAATCTTTAATACTCCATGAGATGTTTTTGCTGTATCGCGCCTGCACCAATGAATTTAGTAAGAGCTTAAAAATCTCTGCCATGGCCCAAGGGGCAGATGTTGATCTCGAAGAAGACTGGTATTCACCGTCAGAGTTTAAGGGTAAAAAAGAACAACAGCTTGGCGCTTTTGATATTGCCAGCATGATTGGTCTGGGATACGCGCAAGAATAGTGATTGCTTTATACCCAATAAAATGGGATAATACATATAGGTATGTACGATGTCTGATGTAGATCTGATCATATCCGTTCACACGAACGGCGCTAAGGAAATTGCCAATTTAAGCGCATCTATGCGCTCTATGACGCTGCAGTTGCGCGGTATAACTGTTCCAATGAGGTCTCTTGACAAGCATAGTCGTGACCTTAACAAGGCAATAGGCTTAACAAGTAAAGGTATGAATGAACATGCTAAGACTTTTAGGCAGGTTATTCAAAACCAAAAAACTTTCGGGGCAGAAACTAGAAGAATAAAGTCAGATATTATATCGTACAGAGCCGCAATTAACTCAGTTGGTGGATCACATACAAGACTAGGCGCAGAGATGATCAACGCCCAAAGACAACTTCGTGGTTTGGGAAATGCAATGAAAGGAATTAGGTTTAGAGCCTTCAATTCAGACCTCGCAAGCGTAGCTTTGAAACTACAAAAAGTGGGTAAGGATGCCCAATTTGTGGGTAGAAGCTTGATGATTAACCTTACAGCCCCAATTGTAATTATGGCTCGGCTCGGGATGAGAGCCTTTATTAGCATCAACAGAGAAAGTGTCAAGCTTGCTAAAATATTAGAGCAAGTTGCTATGAATACTGATCAGGCAAGAATGAAAATTGGCCTTCTCGAAGGCCAAGTCGCAACATTTGCGCAGACTGTTCAGATGAATAAGATGGTTGCGGCATTCAAAGCAATGGACGACAGCCTTACTTCTCTGAGCAGTAAATTCGGTGTATCGAAAGATTTGGTCGTGGGTCTGGCGGCTGACTTTGGCGAGCTGGGTATTACTGCTGAAGCCAACATTATAGCCCTTGTTGAAATGACATCAACAATTGAAAAATTGGGAAGCATGGATGTTGGGGCGGCTAAAGATTTGGCTCAAGCTTTGTACTTCAATTCAAGAAGAGCTTTTGAAGCGTCTGGTGCATTGAAGAATTATGGCACACTTGCTGAGAGGGAAGCAAAATCTATTAGAGCGGCAAACACTCAGATGCAAATGTTCAACGCGATTGAGAATGTCACGGCACTATCTCTCGCGGATCTAGCCGAGGCTCTGCCTGAACTTGGCTCGATGGCTGTAAGTTTTGGTTTGTCATTAAACGAAGCCGCAGCGTTACTTGCCCCAATGAAAGCTGCTGGTTTAGATATTGGGGCTTCATCAACTTCTGTTAAGGTTTCTTTGCAGAGAGCAATTGTCCCAACTATTAGAAATGTTAAATTACTCGCGGTCTTGGCTAAACAATATGGAGCAACTAGCGAAGCGCAAAAAGCATTTACAGAAACAAGCAGAACTGGTTTAACTGGATTGCAAGCCATTGTTGATGTTTATGACGCTGTTAATCAGGGCGGTAAAAATACTGAAGGCTCATTGAAGTTGATGTCGCAGCTGTTTGAAAAACGCCAGGGCCCAAGAATGATTCTTGCTATTGAACAATTATCTCAATTTAACAAACAATTAAATAAAGTCAAGGGTGATAGCCAAGGCGCAGAAAGAATAATGGCTGGAGCTGCTGAGTCTGCATTGATAAGTTACAACAGTCTTAATAACACAGCACTCCCAACAACAATTAATAACTTTAAAGATATTGGCGTTATTGCTCGTATTGCGACTGGTTTTGCGGGACAAATGGTTGATACTTTTAAGGGCGCTGGGGAAGGTGGTTCTATTACGGAAAAAGAAATTAAAGGGGCTCAGGCTGCTAGAAAAGCAGTTGCTGATCTTGTGTTGGAAAAAAGACAGGCGGAAGGAATAGACTTAATTGGTAGTGCTTCAACTGAATCAGGCAAAGTTATGCTTGTTGAACTTGCTGGCGCTTCAACTGCCGCTCAAATAGCCGCGCAAGAATTGGCTGTCGCTCTTAGTTCAACGGCGGTTGCTCAAGACAGAATAAAGAACTCATTTAAATTGTTTGCTGCCGACATGATAACACTCGTCGGTCCAGCAATTAATAGTATAGCCAACAAGATTGATGCATTTTATAAAAGATGGCAGGATCTTAGCGAAGAAACAAAAAATACGATAAGAAAATTTGTTGTTGGCATACTCGCATTTTTAGCAGTGATTGGTCCTGTCGTTATCGCAATAGGCACCTTCGCAGCCGCTACAGGAGTCATGGGGCGAGCCCTTACAAGATTTCTGCCAAAACTTCGTAATACCGAAACTGGGTTCGTATCTCTAGGCAATGCGGCTAGAGGGGCTAAGAGTAAAGTTAATGATTTGTATAACTCTTTCATTGGTAAGACTGGCGATGTGAAAATAGGCAACCCATTCACGCCAATTTCTTCTGCTACTTCAGCTACTGGCATGGGTCCTGGTTTTAAAAGCATGTCTCCAGCGCGAAGAGTTGGGAAAAACATTAGCGTTTTTGACCCAACAACAGGGGCTGTAATACCGCCAACCAGAGGTCCTGGTGGGAGATTTTTAAGTCGTAGCGCAAGGCGTGCTGTTTCGGACCCCCAGTTAATGCTGACTGAACAATTCGCGAGAAATGAAGCCAGTATGTTGGCTAAATCAGGTGCAAGAATTACTCCTACTGGTCGATATCTGCAACCAGTAAAAGCAAATGCTTTACAACGATTGATGCATCCTAGAAAAATGTCTGGTGTCGTTGGTCATAAGTTTATTTCACCAAAATTTGTGTCTGAAGCGTCTGCTCTTCGTGAAAATATTATGCGTGAAAAAAGTGTTATGACATCCCCGACTGGTCAAAGATTCATTAGAAGATCAGGGTCTAGAATTGCCGACCTCACAGAAAACCAATCTTTGAGCATGGCAAGGGGTGGAATTCGAGGTCGGATCACAAAGGGGATGATTGCACCAAGGGAGGCCGTTAAAGCAATTGGAAGAGCTCCTGCCGCCGCGATGACGGGTTATCGGAATTCAATCCTTGGCGCTAAAAATGCGCTTCTTGAAGTAAGAAAGAGCCAATTTTCTCTTGAAGGCGGTGGTGGTGT